TTCAAAATCACCCCTTAACTTTTCTTTTTATTCTTAATTTTTCTTTTTCTCTAGAGATATCTCTATAGTATCTCTATAATATATCTCTATTATATATCTCTATTATATTAATATAATCAAATAGATGAATTATGCAAGAACTTTTTTTTTTGAAAAAAATTTTGTATATTTTGGTCGTAGATTTAAATCAAAAGTTTAGGAGTGAATAATGGGTTGGGTAACTGATAAAGGTACAAATGATATAAAAAAGTTTAGAGAAGGTGGAAAAGTTGATGATGAAAAGCAAACACCTAAAACTAAGGGTTTGGTAAGTAGACCAAAAAAGATGGAAGATACACCTGGAACATCAGCCTGGTCAGAGGCACAGAAGAAAATTAGATTAAAAAGACTTGAAAGAACCTCTTTATATCCGAGAAGGCCAAAAGGGCGTAACCCAAAAAGATTAAAGAAAAAATCAAAGGAGTGAATAATGGGTTGGGTGAATAATAAAGGTGGAAGTGGAATAAAAAAATACGATAAGGGTGGCGAAGTAAAAGTGGTTGATAAAGAAGATTGGTCTGATGATGGAAGAAAGACAACTAAAACTAAAGTTGTTCAAGTTGACACCCCTCTTGGCAAAAGATATTATGAAGGCATTGGAACAAGTAGAAGTGGTGGAACAGCTGATGCTTTAGCAAATGCAATAATACAAACAAAAATTAAAGAAAATCCATCAGATTCTTTAACTACAGAAGATTTTAATCTAAAATACGGCAAAAACAAAAAAAAGAAGAGAAAAGGTTGGTTTAAATAGTTGGATTTCAAAACAATTAAGGACACCCCTCATTACTTATTTGACTCTTTGGAGGAATATAAGGCATTTGGTAATGATGATGAGGTTATTGATAGTTGGAGGAATGGCGATGAGGGTGACTGGGTTTATACAGATGACGGTCATATTTGCCAAATACTTAAAAAAAGCAGTGTAAATCATCCTGGATACAAAACGCCAAGGACAATGATTAGGACAGTTTGCGGTTCTTTCATCTGTGAACAGAAAAGCCATAAGATTTTAGGTGAAGATGGTGTTGTTGAGAACATCTATACGTTTTCAGGCAACTATAAAGCCACGTATTCACGTGCAAAAGATAGAAAATTGAACAATCGGGAGTTTTTATTTGCTAGATATGTTGCATCAGGGGAAGATAGCATATCAGCTTACAAGAAAGCTTACCCAAAAGCTGTAAATAAGGACTATATCAAGAATAAGTCCAATATTTTACTACAAAAAGAGGAGATAAGGACGATGGTTAAGGAAGAAATCAAAAAGATACTGGAAGAAGAAGGAGTAACGGCTGAATGGATTATTGGTAAATACCGAGATATTGCTGATTTGTCTGATAGAGACACAGATAGGCTTCGTTCACTTGAATCTTTGTCAAAAATCTCTGGATTGTTCGATGTAGACACAAAACAAGAGCAATTAACGGTATTTCAAGGATTTACACCAAAACAATTGGAGGCATTACAAAATGGCAAAGAAACCAATGTCCTTGCACATGGGGAAAAAGAAGACAAGTAAAGACCCTTGTCCTGTGTGTGATGAAGAATTATATTATACTAACGACACAACTCAAAGGGTTGGACTGTTGGCAGATGATTACTTTACAGTGGAAGGCTGGATGTGTCCTCACTGTTCTGCAAGATTTGATATAGATGACAATTTAATGGACATAAGTCCTACAAATATGAATATAGGAAGAGCATGAAAAAAAATAAAAAAACGGCCTCGGATACAGTTTCTATGAGTGTAGCGCATATCCCCTCTATAACCTCACATACTAATCTCCCTTATGTGTCTGAGGCTGTGTATTTAGGAAAGGAATATAAATAATGTTAATGCAATTATTGCAAAGTTTAGGAATGAGTCCTGGTAAAGACTATCTTGAAAGTATAAGTGAATCTGCTCCAGATTCAAGCAATCCAGAAGAAATGAATCAATTTATTCAAGATTTAGTTATGAATGTATCTGGAGGTGGTGTTGGTGGTACTATTAAAACTGGTACTAAGGCTGCTTTTGATGTAAGTAAAAATACTCTACTTAAAAAGTTTTTTGAAAAATATAGAGGAAAACCTTATCCTAGAAAACCTATAACAACACGAAAAGGTTGGACAAGTGAAGATTTGGGAGGGTTAAGCAAAATTACAAGAGGAAAAATGTACAACTACAAGAGCCCATTAGGGGAGGCAGTATCTGGCTCAAGGCCAGATTTTCAAGATTTAGCAGAAGATGCAATGGAAACTATTAAATTAGGTGGTTCAGGAAAAACCCCTTTTCCAACGCTTTTTAAGCGTATAATAGACCGTAATCCCGAGTTTTGGAATCTTTCTCGTTCTCAGTCTAATCAGTTAGTAAGAGGACTTGAAAAAGGAGATGATATATCTAAAATTATTAAAAAATATGAAAAGGTTAATAGATAATGGCAAAATTTGGCAAAACATCAAAACAAAGACTTTCTACATGTCATGAAGACTTACAAACTGTTTTTAACGAAGTTATTAAGCATGTGGATTGCAGTATATTGGAAGGACATAGAAGTGGAGAAAGACAAGATAAATTATTTGCAGAGGGTAAAACAAAAGTTAAATACCCAAATGGTCGTCATAACGCTAATCCCAGTAATGCTGTGGATGTTGCTCCTTATCCTATTGATTGGGATGATAGGGAACGCTTTCACTTATTTGCGGGTTTTGTTATTGGGATAGCCAAAAGCATGGGAATAACTCTTCGTTGGGGTGGAGACTGGAATATGAACTTTGAAGTGGATGATAATCAATTCGATGATTTCCCACATTTTGAATTAAGAAAGGAATAAAGTATGAGTAATGGTAATGATGAATATGGACAATTTGGAAAAATTTTCGGAAATCCACCTAGAAGCAATCCTATGGGGCCATTTGGTAGTGAAGAGGGTTACCTCCCTTATAATAGAGAAACTATGGATATACAACAAGCTTTAGATTCTATAAAAGCATCAATGCAACCAAAAGCACATGATAATATTGATAATTTAATTGATATGAATGAACATAAAAGCCTTTTAATGGATTTAATTACAGGTGGTGGCGTTGGCGGAACTATTAAGACTGGTTTAAATTTAGGTAAAACAGGAAGTAAGATTATATCTGAATTAGGAATTTTAGATAAAATTAAAGCAAGGAACTTGAAAGGTTTAGAAAACTTAAAAAAATCACAAGGAACTGGTCAGCGTTCAATGAAGCCAGAAGATAGAGCTTTTTTTAGAGAAGAAATGGAAAAATTTAAAAATCTCTTTAAATAATGGCTAATTTAAACTTAAATGGCAACGTTTCACAGAATGAACAAATTCTTGAAATGGCTTTTAAAGACTTAATAGTATTTGGTAAACTATTCTCTCCTCAAGACTTTTTAGCTTCGGCTACTCCTAAATTCCACGAAAATGTAGGAAAATTACTTTTAAATAGAAAAATACAACAATTGGCTCTTGTTTTGCCTCGTGACCACGCAAAGTCAACTTTAGCAGCATGTGCTGTATTACATAGGTTTTTATTTGCGAAAAAAGAAAGCCCAGAATTTATCGCTTGGGTTGGCGAGGCACAAGACCAGGCTATTGATAACCTTAACTGGATATCCACACATATATACGAAAACCCTGCAATACATTATTATTTTGGTGATTTGCAAGGAGATAAGTGGACTAAAAACGAAATTGTATTAAAAAATAATTGTAGAATGATTGCTAAAGGTGCTTCTCAAAGATTAAGGGGTAAAAAACAATTATCTACAAGATATACTGGAATAATACTAGATGACTTTGAATCAGAGTTAAATACAAAAACACCTGAAGCAAGACAACAAATAAAAAACTGGGTAACTGCTGCAGTATATCCAGCGATTGATTTTGATAAAGGTGGATTCTTATGGTGTAATGGAACAATAGTGCATTATGATTCATTTCTTAATGGACTTGTAAAAAACTACCAAGCAGCACAAAAAACAGGAGAAGACTACTCTTGGAATATTGAAACACATAAAGCAATAAGAGATGACGGTACTCCTCTATGGCCTTCAAGATGGCCTATAAAAAAGATTGAGGAAAGGAAACAGTTTTATATTGATTCTGGAACTCCTAGTAAGTTTTATCAAGAATATATGAATCAGGCTAAATCTCCTGAAGACCAAATATTTAGTGAAGAAGATATAACAGAAAATTTTTATAAAGGCAAAGTTAAGTTTGATGAAGCATGTGATTCTTGGTATATTAAACTGGATGATGGGAGAACTGAATATGTCAATATTTACATCGGGGTTGACCCTGCTTCAACGCTTTCTGTTAGGAACGATTATAGTGTTATTATGGTTATCGGTGTTACCGCTGAGTATGATTATTATATTATTGAGTATTGGAGACAAAGAG